GAGATTTTACATTGAAGCCGGGTAATTTAGTTGAAATTTCAATAAAAGAAATTGATTTTAATCAAAATGAGTTCGATAAATCTGCTAGCGGTAAATGGCTCGTAGAATCCGTATCCCACCTGATAGGAACAAATACTCATAATATGCAGGTTTCGTTGACGAGAGATTCTTCATATACTAACTTGGAAGATTATGAAAGTCTACCCCAATAGGAACCTATATAAGGCATGAAAACTAAATCAAGATACTCTGATATTGACATAGATTTTGGTAAAAACAAATTCACTAAAGACCTATCGATTGCCAGAAATCTTCAAGCAATTCAGCAATCAGTGCTTTCGATCATATTAACTAGTCCGGGAGAGAAACCGTTTAAACCGGGATTTGGTGTTGGTATTTATAATCTTCTTTTTGAAATTTTAACCGATGCAGATGTTGCAATACTTGGCAATTCGATGCAAAAGCAATTAGAAATATATGAGCCTAGGGTTACATTTGAAAGTGTGAAAATAGACGACAGTGTGCCATTTTTCCTAGATATTACATTAAACTATATTGTCAATACGATCACAGATGAACCAGTTCCACAAACAATCAACTTAAAGATAACAAAGGTTAGATAATGGCAAATCCTCAAATTCAAATCGGAAATTTAGAGTTTGATGATATCAAAGATAGCATCAAACAGTATCTTCAAACCCAAGATGTTTTTTCTGACTATAACTTCGAGGGTTCTGCTGCATCAACTCTTTTAGATATTCTGGCGTATAATACCACTTATTATGCCTTTTATTCTAATATGATCGCAAACGAGATGTTTTTTGACACTGCGCAAAAACTGTCAAGTCTCATTTCATTGGCAAAACCTCTAGGATATACGGTGCCTGGTGCAAAGTCTGCAAAAAGCACAGTGCTACTCCGTGCAGCAGGAATTGGTCAAACACTGAACAGATATCATCGATTTACAGGTCGAGATGAGTCTGGTGGATCCTTTACCTTTTATACATTTCAACCATATGTAACAGACGAAAACGGTGATGCTTTAATTGAAGTTCACCAAGGAAGCAGATTGTTCGATAAAATATCGGCAGTTCTTAATTTAGACAGAACAAAGACATTTATTTCAACTGTAAACATCGATATTAATTCTTTAGTGGTTGAGGTTCAAACACCAGATGACACGGATTTTATTGAATGGATCTCTTCCGGTAGCATAAATCAAAATGTAGATGAAAATTCTAGAATTTACTTTTTAGAAAGAACTGATGCTGGATTCTTTGTTGTGTTCGGTGGAAACTATGCAACTGATGTTGACAGACAAGCAGGACTTGCTCTTCCAGAGGGAACTAGAGTCAGATTGAGTTATGTTACAAGTTCTGGTGAAGTAGGGAATGGTGTTGGTAATTTCATTTCTGATTTTTCCGCAACAACACTAAACAATAATACAATTGTAGAGACAAAAAGTTTAAGTGAAAATGGTGCAACTGATCCAAATATTGAATCGATTAAATTCTTTGCACCCAAGTTTTTTGCCGCTCAGGATAGGGCAGTTACAAAACAAGATGCAATTGCAATAATTGGAAACAGTCCAGTCGGAGAGGGTGTAGAAAACTCCGATTATAAATTCACTGTATGGGGAGGTGAGGAGCAAGATCCACCCTATTATGGAAGAGTATTTGTTTCTCTTATTAACAGTGATGAAAACTCTGATGGAATCGAACCAGATATAACTGATGTTCAAACTGCTTTGTCCAATTTAAGAGAAAGATTAACAATTTCAATTCTTCCAGAATATATTGGTCCAGTTTCTTCTATTCTCCGAATAGGTATGACAGTAACATATGATGAAAATCAAACAAATCTAAATGAAGAGCAATTGAAATCAAAGATTTCGACATACTTAAATAACACATATCAAACAACTCAAAGAGCATTTAATAAATCTTTAGACTTGTCTCAACTTGTGACAGGAGTTTCTTCAGTAGATTCTAGTTTAAATGTAGATCCATCAGAAATTAGCACAACTTTAGAAGTAAAACAAAAAGTGACAAATAATGGTAGACAGATTCTTGTTAAAAATCCAATATTACAGTCAACCGCATTTTCTGTCTCTAGCACACCAACCCAAAGCAATTTGGGTGAAAATATTCAAATAAGAAACTCAGTAAATCCCTCCGATTATAATAGTGACACTGGTTATGGTAAACTCGATGCATACACGGAAAACAATAATTCTCTGGTTCTAGTAAAATCTAATGTGGGTAAAGTGAATTACGAGAGAGGAATTATTATTATAGATCAGGGTGTTTTGACTGGCGAGTTTACATTGTCTGTTAAACCGAAAAAAATATCCTTTGAGGCCAAGCAAGAATTATTAAGTAATTTTGAATTTGTAGTTAATGTACAAAAGGAATTGCCTAACTAATGCTCGGACCAAAACCAACCACGGGTACACAGAATAAACCGGGATCTGAGGGTGCCGAACTTTTTGCAATTGCAGGGCTAGTAGATAAAACCAAAGATTCTGATTTTGGTGTTGGTGTACCACCAAGGCCTACTGATCCTCCCGGAAACTTTCGGCCGGACGGGGAAGAGGGCGATGATCAACAAGTTGAAAACGATTTGGTGTTTTCTTTCGATTCCACAAAGTGTGTGAATAATTTTGACATTACACATATAATACCGAAGTGGATTTTAGAAAGAGATTCAGATTTACCCGCTAATTTTGTAGAACTAGCAGTAAACTACTATGACTGGTTGTATTGTAAAAATAGCGATCAAGGAGCCGGCTACTATACAGATCTTGAAGAATTTCAATCTTTGTATGCATTGGACAGCACCGAATTAGAATTTCTTAAAAAAATAACTTTAGCATATGTTGCTGGTTTTCCAGAAGGAAAAATAGAAAATAGAGGTGACATATCACAAGATGCGGAGAGGTTTAGAAATTTTGTTCGAAATATACGAACTGAATTTTATCATAGAAAAGGTAATGAAAATTCCTTTAAATATTTCTTTAAGACTCTATATGGGGTAACAGGCTTTGGTGTTTCTGGCGAAAATATCGGAATAGATTATCCTAAAAAATACATCATGAGATTGAACGGTGGTAGATTCTCTGGGTTTAGAGCAGCAGAGAATGGATCTACCGGATCATATGAAGAAATATCATCTCTGGGTGGATCATATCTTAACAATTCGGTGCTAAGAGATGGTTGGTGGTATCAAGACTATTCTTACTTGATCAAGGCGGGCAGAGATGATAGTCAATACTCCGATATTCTATTGAATATTTTACATCCGGCTGGACTTAAACCATTTTTCGAGAAAACAATTGATGATTATGTACCAATCGAGGGTGCGACATCAGATTTCGATCCTTATGCAACACTTCCAGTTTTAGAAAACTATTTTGCATATTATATAGGAACAACTGTTGATATTGATGCTTGTATCGGGTGTTCGGGGGGAGCTTTGACTGCACTTCACTTCGGTACAGGATATACATACAACGCACCATCACATAAGCATCCAGCATGGGCATTGAGAGTTCCGAGTGGAATAACACCCGAATTTGGTGACTTGAATGTTTGGCAGTTTTTAGAGTTATCACCGACATTTTCTGGATTGACAATTAATCCAAATGACGGTATATCTGCTTGCGGTGCCGCTGGATTCATCTGTTTAGGTGTTTGATACATAAGAGGAATAGAATAGGAAATATATGGTAAGTTATAAAACAGCAAATTCGGTAAGCACTCCTGTACCGACAAAAAGTTTAGTTAGTTTTAAGAATAGTAATCTAGAAAGATTTTACTCTGAGTTTTCTAATGCCGATAAAAAAGATGTTTATTCTTTCTTTATAGGAGGAACATCTACCAGCACAGAAAATAATACCATAGCAGGTAAAAGAATTTGGGGCGATGTCTCTTTAATTAGAAATATAGGAAGGGATGAGGTTCATCCTGTCACCGAGAGAATAAATTACGAAACCGGAAAGGTATATGATCCATTTTTAGCAAGCGGAAATGCAGCAGACGATCAATATTATGTCTATAATAACCAGAATGGATTTGTTTATCTTTGTATCTCTAGTAACGCAAAAAACAGAAAAGATTTATTCAGACAGAGTAATTCTACAAAAACACCCGTTCACACTGAGGGGTATAGAACATACAGTGATGGATATACCTGGCTTCCTCTTTATAAAATAGATGATAAAATTGCAAGATTCGTGACAGAATCTTATATTCCAGTTGCAAACGCAACGATCGATTATCAAGAGTTTAGTAATACAGTTGGTCTTGAAAATAGATATGATTCTATATGTGGCTTATCAGGTGCCTCTGGTGGAACTGGATCTTGTTGCACATATGCAAAAGAAAAAGAACAAAAATGGCCAAACAATGGAACATATGCAGTTGGTGATTTTGTAGATTGTATTTGTGATGTTCCCAATTGTTTTACCTGTCAAATTTATGGCGAAAAACTAAATCGAGATGTGGTGTTTATTGCCGGTACGGGAGGTTGCAGTGGATGTGCTTCCTCCATTACAGTTTTAGATAATACAACAAAAATTAAAAACTCTAATCCAAATGTAAACACAAATGATAATTATCAGGTTAAAATTAAAGAAGATGGATCAAGAAATAATGGACAAATTGTTTCCGCATTCATAGATTTTAGTGGAATTTCTCTCAGCAATCGTGAGGTAAAAGTTCCATCGGCCAAAGTTGTAGTTGGAAGTGAAACCGGATATAACGCAGATATTAACCTGATCACTTATCTTGGTTCGGATAAGAAATATTACGCCGACGGCATAGAAATTAAAAATAGAGGTAAAAACTACAGCGAAGATTATGTTTTAAGTATTCCTGATGCAGCAACAAATACCATAGAAACTTTACTTACAAATGCAATTGATTTAAGTTTGGACGATGTTGAAGATAATATTGAAGACGATCCAAGAAAATTATTGAATGTATCTAAACTTTTATTCAATATTGCGATAAAAGATTCTGAAATCAGTTCTGTTATTGATCAAAAATCATTTACCCGATATGGTATAATTAAGAATGTTCTAAACACTGACGAAACGATTTTTGCGAAAACCAAAAATATTTCCGAGAAGAGTACAAATTCAAATCTTACTTCAATTAGAATAAGAAAGAAAGATAATACTACTATTACAACCGATGAATTTATTCCAGTCGCTAATAGTGTATTTGCAACATCCACTGGTGCTGTAAAAGGAACCGTTACTTCGTTCGAAAGAGATGCAAGTTTCACCAACCGAGCAGATGTTTCGATCGCAACACCAAACCCAAATTCATTTACAGTCGGTAGCAGTTTTACTGTCACAACAGCGGGTGGAGGTACTGAGACATTCTTGATAACGAATGCAACACTTCCAGTAATTAAACCAAACAGCGGAAGTCTTCTTTTTAGTAATTCTGCCCAAATAGATATACCAACAGATGCAAGCAGTAATCGTCCAACTAGAAACTTTAGATTTATATTTTTGCTAGATCAATAGGAGAAATCAATTGTCATTCAGCCCATTCGACGAAAATCAAAATTTACCATTCACTGAGTCTCCATATTATAGTAGATTATTCTCTGAGTATTTCAGCAGCAATACTACACTTCTTAGAAACTATGTTGGAGTTGCTTTTAAGCCTGGTTATGCTCTTCAAGCATCAGAATTAAATGAAATACAAGAAATGATGTATGTTCATAGCACTCTGACAACTACAATGATTTCAAATTGGATAAATTCTAATACGATGAACCCACCAGAGGGAATTCAAGTTAATGGACCAGGGTGGGATGGTGCTACACCTCTCTCTCCTGATTTGATTACAAGAAACAATAATCAAATTACTGCCAATCCGGGATGGTATCTTGTACGAGAACCAAACACCAATCTAAAACATTGGGTTTATATACCGCTTATTCCTCCTCTGAATATACCAGCAGATACTACGGGAACTGTAGGATTTAATGTAACAACTTTAAAAGTTGGTCCAAATTCTGATCCAAATTTATATGATAATTCTTCCGGAGATTCTGATTTTAACGCAGAGGGAGCGGACAGATATATAGTCGCTGTTCTTGGATGGTCTGCGACTTTTTCTGAAGGAACAATTAATGGAGGAGAAGCACAATCAACAGATGAATTTGCTCCTCTGTTTACCGTAGATTCTTCAAATACTTATCGATTTATGAATGGATTACTTTTTTGATCGTAATACATAGAACTAGAGGAAACAAACAATGGGCGTAGAAGACAATTTATTTCAAATAAGTTCTTTGGATCAAGGTGATACCTTTTATGATTGGTTTAATAAAACCAATAATGAAATAATTGCTAAATTGAACAACATCAAAGTTTTTGATGGTCTTTCTGGTGATGGTATTGATGTTCTAGTTGGTACTACAGCGTCAGGAGAAGGTGCTTCTGCTGGAGATATTTTAGTTTCTATTAGTGATTCTATAAGCAAAGGTGTAACCTTTCAGGGTGATGTAACTATAAATGGGATTCTAAACTACACATCCGCGCTCAATCTTCCGACTGGTTTAAGAATGTATGCAGGAGAAAGTGGTGGAACTGCTGGCTTTACTTTCGGTAATGCGGTTAGATCTATTCCATTCGACGGAAATGTCCCCGGAGGAACATATGGAATTGGTTTAACTCTTGCAGATTCTTCTAGTGGTACAAATGCGGAAGTTGTTGGTCTAGTTTCCTCTGTTGGATCAAATTATGTTGATGTTATTGTTAATGGTAACTTGGAATTAAGTGACTGGAGCGGATCTCTCGACACTGGAAATACTCTTACAAACTGCGTTTACTTCCTTTCTACGACGAAAGGAAAAATAACAAAAACAGAACCAAATATCGCAGGACTTGTTTCAAAGCCTGTTTTGCTCGGACTATCGGGTGATCGAGGAAGTGTTCTTCATTATAGAGGACAACTCTTAGGAGAAAGTTCTGGGGTGTCTGGTGCGAGTGCTGGTGCTATTGCAGTTAACAGCGCAATCATTGATTTGTCATACGGACTTGATGGATTTACTCTAGGTACAACACAGTTAAGAGTGGGATCAGCAATATCAAAAACACGATCAACGGCTATTACTCCAAATCGACTCGATGTAATGGACACAGAATATACAGATCCATCGACTTTTGTTGCAAGTAATCTAGCGCCAAGTGCTACAGCCGCAGTTCGTGAAATATATGGAGGATACTATCTAACATCTGCAAACGATCCTGACATTCCTCCTATGAGTCCTCCAGACTTTAAGAATAGTGCAAACTCATGGAAACCTTCTATAAATGATTTCGTCGGTTTCATTAAAAGTTTCCCTGGCGGTGAAGATGGTACATTAGTAGAAATCACTTTATCTGGAGTATTTTATCCACAAGATGGTAATATGGCTGGAATTATAACTGGAGTAAATACTAATCCCGGCAATGGCGCTAACGCCGCCATTTATGTCACCCCATCAAATTATTATGTTGCTCCCACCTCAGATCCGGTGTTCGGTCCTGTTGCATATAAAGACAGTGCAGGGCAAATCACAAGATTGCAAACATCATTTCAAGTTGGGATCCCTCTATCAGGCTCGTTCCCCGGAGATCCAGTTTTGCTTTCTACAAATCTGTCTCGTGTTGACAGACCCGGAAATGACTCCGGTGATGGCTCAGATCCTCGCGGTGAATTTGGCCAAGATGGTCCCTCCTTTAACGAAGCAGAGAATGGAGCGATGACATTCTGGCAAAGAGGAGTTTTAGATAAAACTGCAAATACAGCAGATGATGGGTGGTATTTTGCTGACTCATGGAAAGTAATGAATGGTATTCGACCAACGAATAGTTCTGCAACAGGAACATTCAGAATTGAAAGAAAAGAATTCGATTTGGCACAAACCGAAGTTCTTGGTTCGCCCGAGTATTATACTCGATATACATCTACTTTAAGTGGAGTGACTGGTACAACTGGTGGAGCCACAGGAGGTTCAACTGGATCAACTGGCCCTGATTCTGATTTCTTGCGATTAGAAAATGTAATACCTGATTCTCAAGTTGCATCGAACACTCCGTATATTTTAAGTTTCTACGCAAAGGCCCAAAACTCATCAACTCCCATCAATATAAGTTATAATCAATACTTCCTTGATGGATCAAGAACAGGCACTGCGTTTAATGAAAAGAAATTAGGAACAATTTCTCTTGGAACTTCCTGGCAAAGATATAAAGTGGCACTTCAGGGTGTTGAACCGGGAGGCACTAAGGTTCAAGGTGATCATTATGCATCAATTGGATTTGATCTGATTGAAGCTTCTGGGTTTGTTGATCTTGCGCAAGTTATACTTGAAAAGGGTAATTATGCGAGCAAACCAACAGCAATTGATTATAACACAGAGTTAAATCGACTAAAGAGAAGATATCAAAAATCATACGATGTGGAGGTTGCGCCCCAAACTGCAACAATGACCAATCCTCTTCGATCTGATATTACTCCCGTCGTTTTCCAAAATGATGTAACAAACACTCACTACCAAAAGTTTGATGTTAGCACAAGAAAAGTTCCATCTGTTCAATTCTTCTCTCCTAGTTCTGGAACTCTTGGAGATGCACTAAACTTAAGCGCAACTAATTCGTATGAAGCACTTGATCTAAGAAAAACATCTGGTAGTAAAAATGTTAAAGGAAATACTCGAACTGCAATTACAGGAAATCCAACTATATCAAGTGAAGTATCTAAAGATGGATTCGTTTTAGATCTTCTTGGTGGTGTACTAGAGGGCGATAAGATTGCAGTTCATTATGTTGCAGATGCAGATATTAACAAGAACTTTAAGAGGACATAAGAATGAGCTGTAGCGCAAGTTCCAATTTACAGGGTAACAGTGTTACTCAAAACCCAAACGGTATTCCTTCTAGACTAGTTTTAAATTTAGATGCTACTTCCGATTTTTACACTCTGGATGCAGGTATTACAAACGGAGATGCGATTAGATTTCAGCCTACTCCATTTGGAACAACTGGAACATATCGAAGATCTCAAGGAAATAACAACGAAAATGCTGAAGTAGTTGGTGTAGTTGAAGCAATTGATACTAATGGAAATTTGACTGTTGTTCTTCGTGGAACCATAAACCACCCCCAAACTAATTTCGAATACAATCAGGATAGTTTTGGATCTACTTTAGGCGCATCTGGTGGGAATGATATTTTCTTCCTAAGTGATGGAGTTTCTGGTGGATTTATGAATCTAGCACCAACAGAGCCTGGAACGATCGCAAAACCAGTACTACAAAGAATATCAGACTCTGCTGGATCTTATAACTTCCAAGTTTTAAATTATATCGGATATCAAATAGGTGGAGATTTAGTTGCAGAGACACAGAGTGCCTTACCTATTGGATCCTTCATAAAAGTTCCAAGATCATCTATAGTGCCAAATGGATGGGTGGAAACCTCAACATCCACAAGCACCCCATTAGATTTAGATGTAATATTATATCCTGATTATTATGCGTTTGCAGGTAAATCTTTTGGTTTTATACAAACTCTGCAATTAACAGGAATCACAGTCACATCTACGCTTGTCGGGGCAACCATAACACAAAAAACACCGCAGGGTATAGTTTATACAACTGGAATTATTAAATCAGTCCAAGGCGGCAGTTCAGTTAAAGTTCAAATGTCGATAAATGCGCAAGAATTTATATCTGATACCACTTATCCCGTTTCAGTAGTTCTTTCTTCGCCCGGCCAACCACTAACCGGAACAATCAGATCATCAACAATAACTTCAGTTATGGTTCCAACTGTTGTTGATAACAGTCCAATTGTTTTCAATATATTTAACACTGATATAACTCCTCCTTTCAAAACATTAGTTAAAGTGAGGGATGTTGTTGGAGTTAGTATTCCAAGAAATGTTACAGTAGAAGACATGACTGTTTTATCTGAATTAATTTTAGGTAATACATATTCTAATGTTTCATCAACATTAGACAATATAATTTCTAGAATAGAAACATTGGAAAATACTATTAACGGAGCATCTTAGTGATTTACGGTAGCAGTAGAATATCCATATTAGGTGCTACCGCTGCAACTGGACCCACTGGAAACACCGGACCTACTGGACCGACTGGTAACACGGGTTCAGGAGTAGTCGGTCCAACGGGTAATACCGGAATAGATATAACTTCGATAGACAATTTAAATAATGCGGGTATTCTTGGTACGACATTCAGTGATGGAACTTTTGTACTCAGTTCTTTTGTTATAAAAGGACCTACTGGCACTGCACGAATAGGAATTACGGGTGATAATAAGGGAACCGGGATTACCCTTCTTTCATCCGCTGGTGTTGATTATTCTGGATTAACTCTTCGAAGCATTAAAGGTAACACTTTAACCAGCGGTGATCTAGTTGATGTAACCCAAACAGATAAAGAAATTGTTGTTACTGTAGATGATTTTGGTGAGTTGGAAACTGGTTACTTAAACTTAACAGGAGTAACATCACAAAATTCTCTAATCACATTTACTTCTTCTGGTGCAGGTGGAAATCCTGTATCCATCGATAATACCAACTATGATCCAAGCACCAAAACTCTTTCTTTCACGGTGAAGGACTATAGAGAAACAGCAAGAGAAATTACCTTATCTGGAATAACTTTGGACGGAGGAAACCAAGTTGAAGGTTTAGATGCTTACAGTTTTAGTATCAATCCAGAAGAAGCAAAACTTTTTAAGATAGATTTAAATGCAAAGGGTTGTGATCCCAGTTGTCCTGTTCTTTTCAATATAGAATCACCAGCAAATGCCCAATATGGAAATTCTTTTACTCTTATCGTAAAAGGGGCAACAGGAACAACGCCTCTAACACAAAGATTTTCATCTAATGTATCTTTCCCCTTTGATAAAGAACCATGTTTTAGTGGATCCACTGACATATTTAACTTCTTCTGGATTCCGAATCAATGGTATGGAAACTTAGTTAAGTGGGGTGATAATACTGAAACCGGCAACACTGCTTTCGGTTGCAATAATTTGGAACCATTTTCTTCGGGAACAAACAATCCTTTTAATCCAGGTCAACAGGGAGCAGTCGAAGCAACGGGTGCCTGCTGCGAAGGAAATGGTATATGCATCGAGTCTTCGATTAGTGGTTGCATTGGATTTTTTCATGGAGTCGGAACAACTTGTGGTAACACAGGAAACACTGGAGAGGGAATTTGCAATCAAAGAGGACCTTGTTGCATATACAATGAAATCTACAATTCAACACAATGTAATTTATTAACATGCGACGAGTGCTTAACTCTAAACAGTCAAGACGGAATCAAAACTACATTCGGAGGAAATGGTAAGTCTTGTAATGATATTTCATGCCCCTCTGCTGCGGTTGGTATTGGAGCGTGTTGTAATGGACTGGGCGTTTGCGAACAAAAGAATGAAGTTAACTGCATCAAAGATGGTGGTTTTTTCCGAGGTGTTGGAATATCTTGCTTAGACTATTTTGATGAAAACATTTGTTCTACTGGAACTGGTTCCTGCTGCTTGGGTAAAAATTCTTGTATAGATGGTCAACAATTTGACGACTGTTTGGATGCAGGTGGACTTTATGCGGGGAATGGTTCAACATGTGCAGAATTAGTATGTCCAAATGTAAACAGTGTTTCATGCTTTGGTATTGTTGATAATCAATTAGTGAAGCCTGGAGATTTATTTGCAGGTGGATTGGTTGTGGGAATATTCAATCCTTACTATGCAAAAGTTGCGGGTGCAGAAAAACAATTTGTAGGTCAAAGTACAACATACACGAATGAATGTGGTACTACCGGCCAATATATGAGCATGTCTGAAATTACTGCGGATATTTATAGAACACCATATGATCATCATGGTTATGGTTTCGGAGCATCAGGTGAACAACAAGTTTCTTGTGCAGATATAAATTCCAATACGATGCCCGGGGAAAATGAAAGCAGACCTGATTCATACCTTATGGTTGTCTCTTTGGATCCAGTTGCAGTGGATGGAAACGGAGATTTGGTCACACCGGGTCGGGGAGTCACGCAGAATTTTGTGTGGTCAAATTACGGCTCTTCGTGGGGTCCAACAATAAACTTACAAAATCCAAGAGCGCAGAATTATGGAATTTATGATGAAGAATACTCAGACATTGGAAGATATCTAGAGGGGTTCTGGACATCATCTATTGCCGTTGGTGGTGCAGCATGTGTGCTAGAACAAGGTTTGGTTTCTTCGTGTGCATATGCAAGATCACTCGGATCAGATTGGAATCTGAGAATCGCATCCATACCTCCAAGAAGTCCAAATGGTTTTTGGAGAAGAAATTGGGGACTGTTCAACACCATTCGAATGGTCAACGCGGACAACGCAGAATATATTAATTTCAATTCAAGAGGAAACTTTGATTCTACTATATTCGGCCCATCAATCACAGGTGGAGATTACACCTCTGCCCGTGCAGTTAGACTCTTGCCTGACGGATTAACATCAGAAATGCAGGGGATAACTGCAAATCCAGAAACTGTTTCTCCTTGGTATCTTCCTAGTCATGATGAATTAGGATTCCTTGCTTCGCATTGTTTGAGAGACGGAAACTCGCCGTATAGTTTTGATTTAAACAGTGAACTATTGATGAATGGAGGAACACCTTTCCTCGGATGGTATTGGTCTTCCACGGGTTCGTTTAACGGTAATACTGCGGGTGAAGGTAAAGCGGCATTCAGTGGAACCGTTGATGGACCTGGTAGTGTTGCATGGGCAATGAAGTTCCCTGAATCTGGTGCTTTGACAGATTTTAAATCTGCAAGGAAACATAGAACTAATAATAAATACAAGGTAAGACCTATCAGGCTAATAAGGTGTGATGGTCTTTATGGAACAACCGGATCTTCGCCCGATCTTCAACTAGACAAATCCTGGCTAGTTCCGCCAGTACTGAGAGATATCTAATGCCATTCAGAGGAAGCAGCAGACTTTTAAGAGTAATTAAAGGAGATCAAGGTCCAATTGGTCCAACTGGTCCAACTGGTCCTACCGGCAACACTGGAGATACAGGTGCAACTGGGCCGACCGGAGCAACTGGAGTTGGTATTTCTGGTGCCGTTTCTTTCGAGAGTGGAGTTATAAAAGGAATTACTTTTACTCTCGTTGATGGGACAACCTTTGAATTGATTGGATTTACTGGAGAAACCTCCGATGGGGTTCTCGTTAATGCTAAATATTCTATATTCAACGAAAACTCAGATCTATTAGATCATGCTAAAATATTTAGAGGTTTCGTAGATTCTGTTGGAGTTGGTACAGGATTAGTTCCGAAAACAGCGCAATTTAGAACTTTAAATGTTCAAGGTAATAGAGTAAATGTTCGTGGTGATGCCAATGAAATGCTCATTCTCGAAGGAATCACTCTTCCCGGCAGAATCGGAGAAATAGGACAACTTCTCTATACAAATGGAGGAAATAGTGGATCTGCATCCACTGATCAATTAAATGCATTTTTGGGTAACACTTTTTCCGCTGTAGTTTCTCGACTCATCGAGAGAGGAATTGCTAGTGATATTTACGCTGAGTTTTTTGGGTGGGATCAATCCTACGCAAATAACTGGATCTTCCCTGCAAACTTTGATGTTTTACCCGGTGTATCCAACTACAACGAATATGCAGGTATAAATCAAAGCAAAGCAGTAACAGGAGATAATGTTCAGGGCTTTGTTTTACCAAAAAACGATTTGTATGAAAATGCAGCACAAACAAGATTTTCGACAATCTATGGCAATTTTGAATTAAAACCATTTATTGATATAGGAACTGGAGGGGATGACACTCCAATAACTTTTGAATTTGCAAGACATAAACCACACGGTATTACCATGTCTTCGTTTAACGATACAGTCGGTTCTTGTTGTTTCTGCTCTTCTCCGGATATTGTAACCGGACAATATGGCACTCAATGTTTAGATTATGTAACAAAGTCTTATTGTGATAATCTTTTAGGAACATTTGGAACCACTGCATGTGCGGTTAGAGATGAAGGACCGGAATGTCAAGATACGGTTCCCTGTTGTGTGAATGGAAATTGCGTTGATACAAGTCTAGAAAAATGTGACAAGTTTAACGGCATCGCTTTCCCTGACCTGGTAACATGTGCTGCTCTAGGTCAATGTCCAGATATTTGTCCCGGAGAAGATGGTGCTTGTTGTATCAATGGAGTTTGCTACTCGTTTAACGAAGAAAATTGCGCTCTAGTGAATGGAATTTTCCATGCAGGGAAAAATTGTCAGCCCTATGATCCAATAGACAATCCTAACGGATATAATTGCTGTCTTGATTCGTTCCCCGGTGCCTGCTGCATTAGTTCAGAAGAAGGTGGGGTTCCCGGAACCAATTGTTATGATAACTATACCGCACTTCAATGCTATCAAGCAGGTGGACATTATCAAGGTGCAGGAAGTTCTTGCTATGACAGTAATGACGATTCCGATGTAGGTGATTTAGTTCTTGTTGGATATAGTGATAATGGAGATGCAATACTTCGAAGATGCTGTACAGATCCCTGTACAGATCCTCTAACTGGAGAATTAGATCCCGAATGTCTTGATACCTTAAATGAACAATGCCAAGTAAGTCTTAATCCGTGTCACTCATATGAACTTGGAGCGGAAATAAATCCAAATGAAAAATATGCTGGTTACTTTGGGTATCCGGCAAACGAGTGCGCCGGAGAAGATTATCCGATAGGGGCTTATGGTAGAACAATTCGGGAACTTGCAGTTCTCGGGAGCAGTAGACCTGGAATTTCTTATCAACCAACTGTGGGTCGATATAATACAGTCTCTCCATGTGATCACTTACCTGCAATTCATGTTCGAAATATGGGTAGCGGTTCCGGACAATCAGTTGAATTAAACTACAAGCGCGGACATCTTTCTGAAATTGGGTTGCTTCTAAACAATCCTTTTGATGATACGACAGAATTTTATGATCCAGATGACGGAGCAAAGTATAACGAATTAGCAACAGAAATATATGGATCTGGATATAATGTCGATAGAAGATGGGCAATTCTTGTTAAGGATCAGGACGAACAATTGGATGGTGGTGGTTCTGAATTTAGTTGGGGCCCGGCGAATAGAATTGGTTTGGGAATTCTTCAAGATCCTCTGAAAAATTGGGCAACATCTCCGACAGACGGTTACTTAAATTCCAGATTGCACGGAGATCCTCGGTTACACGAAAATACAAATTTATGGTTCTGGGATAATGTATTTGGGTTTGATCCGGAAGCATACAATAGATGGGTGGATGAAACATTTAATCCTTGGCCGAGTGATGCGACAGAAACAGAAATCGAAAATCTACCGGAACAATTTAGAACTTTCTACGAACAAATGTGGGACGCTCAGAATGTAGGAACTGCGATGGGAACCGTAAATGGCCAATGGTATGTTCCAAGTATTACTGAATTAAATCATCTGCTATATGTTCAGCAATTTAAAGGCATTAACTTAAACATGTCCGGAACTTATTGGTCTTCGACATCAGGAAAGATTAAACAGTCTAATTCAGAATTCCCATACGGAAGACCCTCAGAATGGTTGGGTGCAGAAACCGAGACAGATTACGCTTCATCTCCTTGGTTGAGTGATCCATATCTTGCATATAAAGCGGCAAGTGGTTACTATTCCTTCGCTCAAGAATTTTCTCAATCTGGCGCGATTGGTGACATATATAGTAAGCACAAGACAAATGAAACGGCAAAGGTGAGACTTATCAAGAGAATACCAATTTATGTTGCAAGCCCACTTTGCTACAACCCACAATCATATCCGATTATTTTGGACTGTAATGATAGATCTGGTCCTTGCGCGTGCGGAGGAGATGTTTTACTATGAGCAGAGGAAGTAGTTCTATAAATGCAGTAAGTGCTATTACTGGTAACACAGGACCAGACGGACCAACAGGACCTATTGGACCAACTGGAAATACTGGACCCACTGGAGGAACTGGTGAGACAGGAGCCAGTGGTCCATCTGTTATAAGCAGTAAGTATGCGAGTGATGGTAGACTTGTACTCGTTCTCACCGATGATACAGAAATTACAATTGATGGATTGACTGGTGATTTTTCTGTTTGGTCAGGTGAAGTTACCGGGGAAAATTTAACAACTACCGGATCTAAACTATTCCTTAGTGGACCTGATGGAACTACTAAAGGAAATACCTTTGAGTTTGTTTCCATTACTGGTGACGGTATTATAGAGGTCACTGGAGATGGAACCTCAGTAATCATTGGAGCAACTTTATCGGCATCCGAAATTGCAATTGGGTTCAGTGGTGCAAGCGGAATTGCGTATCTTTTTCAAGAAAATGTAGTTCACTCAACAACCGCTGATAATTTATCAATACAATCTCCTTCGGTTATAAATCCAAACAGAAAAAGAAATGCTTTGGACTTTATGGGATCTACCAGTGATACTGGATCGGCACTAAAAACATACGACAAAACACAATCAGTCGGACCTTTTTCTGCAACAGATGTAATCGGAATTACTGGATCAATCGCAACAGGACAAGGTGATGCTCAACCCGGTGAAGGTATTTTCTTGGATGTTTCTGCCGGGACAATGATTAATATTAACGCAAACTGGCCAGGAGTTGGTATTCAAGGATTCACTGGATATCAACTCGATGATGATTATGAACAAGTTATTAGTTTCACCGCTGTTGTGAATGGAAATTATTTCTGGAAATTCCCTGATCATGTATTCTTCGAAGAAGGAGAAGACTACTTTAGTTGTGGGTCAGATATTGTTAACTTCACTGCAATAAAAGACTTCACCGCACTCAATCAACCATATAAATGGTTTGCTACATTTGCGGCAAGGGGATATGGAGTTACTAGTTGTCAAAATTCTGGATCTTTTGGTTCCTGCTGCTTAAGTTCATCAGATACCGGATTTGAATGTATTGACTTTGTTGATCAATTCACCTGCACTCAAGAGTTGGGTGGAGAGTATTCTGCATTCCAGTCATGTGCAAATGGTTGTGGCGAAAGAAAGGGAGTTTGTTGCTCTCAGGGTGAGTGTAACGGTGATGTAAGTCCTGAAGAGTGTGAATTCTATAACGGAACTTACTGGGTTGGTGTAGCCTGCGGAGAAGAGGAAACCGAAAATCCAGGCTTAAACTTAGGATTTGATGGTCCAGACATTGATAACCCCGGAGAGGGTGGAGACACAGAAGAAGATAACACTCCGACATATCCAAATGATCCCGATGCATCTAACAGAGATAGATTCTGTTACGATCCATGTAAAGCACCTTTAGCATGTTGTAGAAACGGCGAATGTCTGGGTGATTATTCCCAAATTCAATGCGAAGAAATTTTAGGTGGCGTTTCAATCTCTCCTCCGCCGGGATCTCCAGCAGGATGTGGTTATGTTAATTGCTGCGAAGCCATTAAATATGAAGGTGCTTGCTGCTTTGGTTTTACTGGAGCAGAAGGACAAGAGCAATATTGCGAAGATTCAGTTTATGTTTATGATTGTCACGCCAGAGGTGGTGTCTTCATGGGCCATGCAACACAATGTGCAAATATTGATTGTTGCATTAATGATTTAGATGAAAGAGCGGCTTGCTGTACTTACAATTTTGGCACCGACAGTTATACTTGTGAAGACGGAAAATCAGAAGAAGAGTGTTTGGCTCAAGGTGGACAATGGCAAGGTTTTAATTCAGAAAACGCACCAGTTGTCTGTGCAGATAATCCATGTCCTAGTATCAATGACAAATTCGCATGTTGCACACAACTTTCGGATGGTTCTTATCAATGCAATGAAACATACGAAGAACAATGCACTGGTCTTTGGTTTGATAACACGGCATGTTCTTCAGATCCATGTCCAACTCCACCAAACGGTTCTTGCTGTAAATGGATAATGGAAGAAGGTCAATATGAATGCAATGACAATGTTCCACTAACAGAATGTCAAGACGACAATGATATTTGGAGAGATGTTGCAAACGGAGAACCTAATTGCTCTGAAGAAGATTGTCCTATAAAGGGTGCTTGCTGTGTTACACTTCCAACTGGTCAAGTGGTGTGTTCAGAAGTTTTGCAATCAGTCTGTGATGCACTGGAAAATGGTGCCTTTGCCGGTGAGGGAGTAGAGTGTTCTAATGAGTTATGTGGAGTTTGCCCTGACGGATTCCCCCCTGATGAAGATGGATGTCGGTGCGGTGAACCTCCAAATCCCCCATGTCCTCCTGAAGTGCTTTGCTGCGGTTGTCGCTGCGTTCCCGAAACAACAGAAGAAGATAGTGATGTAAATTGCTCTTTTGTTTCATTCTCTGTAATTGATGAGTGTCCAGAGGGATATTCCCCAGTAGATGATGAAAAGGGATGCAATTGCGATGCTGTAAATGATCCCAACTGCTGTCCAAATCCCGGCGGAGGAGGAAATCCCGGCGGAGGAGGAAATTGTTGCGAAGGTGCAGCATGTCCAGACGGATATGAATGCAGTGGTCCTCCAAACTGTATATGTCGAATTATAGGCAATCCGGGTGGCGGCGGCGGTGGCGGCGGCGGCGGTGACGGTGAAATAGATGGAACCCTTTGTTGTGTTGATCGAATCAACCCAAACGATCCAAATGAAGTGCCGCCAGAGGGTGCTAGATTCTGCGAGGGTCCTCTAGAGTGTCACTCCGCATGTATTCGACAGCAACTGTGCGGCGAAGATTTAGTTTCGATGATTACTGAAACGGGCATGATTTGGAATATGTGTACCAGATGCAAGTCAAGAACTTCTGATTTCTGGAAATGCTGGTTAGATGATACCGAAAGAATTGTAGCGAAATTTTTGTGCGAAACGGGCAGTGGTGCATGTGCAATAGGGCCAGGAGGACCGAGTACATCATGTAAACTTAAGGACGGCAAAGAATTACCTAATAATTATTGTGATGGTTTTGACGAAGGTTTTAATGATACTATGGATTTTCTTGGTCAATTGATCGAGGAAAAAATGGAAGATGATCCCAGAAATCCCCTTTGCTCAGAACTATTGGGATGTGAGTCACCGAGCGACTGCCCGGAACTGGTTAGAGTGAATTCATTCGACGCTGGGAACTGGAACAGAGTCGCGCAAATAATTAGAGCGATAACATCACCAGAAGCTGCTAATCAATGCTGTGTTGGGACACTGGATGAATGGCTAGAGAACAATGTAAGATTTCTTTGGAATAATCTTCAAGTATCTGATTTTCAGTCCGACGAATGTCCTCGACCGCAGATTGCACAATCAAAGCTCATCGATGCAGATGACAAATGGGAAACCTTTAAAGATAGTTTA